TAAATAATGTATTATGGAAAAAACTACATCATTAGATGTCAAACCAAGAGACAGTCTTACAACAAAATATAAGGTTAGCTCTTGGACAACATTCTGACTTACGTTTATTTCGCAACGAAACTGGAAAACTTCCAGATCCTAGAACAGGGAGATGGGTACAGTTTGGGCTGGCAAAGGGTAGTTCTGACCTTATTGGTTTTAAGACTGTCAAGGTTACTCCTGAGATGATTGGACAAGACTTGGCAGTTTTTACAAGTATCGAAGTTAAAACAAATACTGGACAACTCTCAAAATATCAGCATAATTGGCTTCAAGCTGTTAAGAAAGCTGGAGGAATTACAGGGGTAGCTCGTACTGTAAGAGATGCCTTAGAAATACTCAAAGTTAACTAACGCTTTTACACATACCTGTTATCTTTATGTCTGCATTTGAATTAGACCGTAGCCAATGGCGGTCATTTTTAGAACTTCTTGGAAAGGATATTCGCAAAGTTCGATTAAGATCATTTTTTCCTAAAGGTCATCCACTTAAAGAAAGAGATCGTGGTAAAAAATCTAACGCTAATGGAGATTGGATAAAACATTGCCAAGAAGAAGGCAGAGGTGTCTATCTTGTAATTAATGATGGCGAGGATACAGACTCTTCAATAACAGGATGTAGAGCATTTTTTTATGAACATGATGATATTCCAAAAGAAGAACAGATTTATATTTGGAAAGAGTTAGGCTTACCAGAACCTAGTATTCAGATTGATACTGGCGGTAAGTCTATACATAATTATTGGATATTAAAAAAAGCAATAGAACCAGAGACTTGGAAACCTATACAGGAAAGATTATTAGATTATGCAGATGCAGATAGAGCTTTAAAAAATCCATCACGAGTAATGCGGTTGCCCGGTACTTTTCATATGAAAGATGATGGTACTCATGGTGGCATGACTAAAATTATTCATACGTCAGATAAAAAATATAGTGTTAAAGAAATAGAGAAATGTTTGCCTACAAAAAGGCAATATGAGAAAAATAAAGAGTCTGTAGAATTTAAACAGTATCGTAAAGAGGATTTTGCAACAGTGCAAAAAGCACTCGCACACATACCACCAAGAACTCCCGGATCGAATACATATCATATGTATCGCAATATTTTATGGGGTCTTATAAAAGCTTGTGAAGATGCAGGCAAAAGTTCTGCTGATGCAATATCTCTTATGAGAGAACACTCGCCAGCATGGGGAGGACTCGATCAAGTTGCACAGTCTGGAGGACAAAAAATAGAAGCTAATAGCTTTTGGTACTGGGCAATGCAACATGGTTACAAGCCACCAAAAGTAATGAAGGTTATAAATCCAGAAAATCCAGATAATCCTACGTTAGTTCACTCAGATAAATTACAAAAAATAGAAGCAAATGAATTGCTTAATTTATTAAAGACTCGTAGAGAAAATGGCGAACACGCATTTAGATACAACATATTTACACAGCAGATAGAACTAAATGGAGTCCCTTGTCAGGGGTCAACTTCTATTGATAGATATTATTTAGAACTTGCTAGGCAAGGTTATAAATGCAATAAAGATACTGCATTTGATTGTGTAGTGCAGATTGCTAGAGAATATGAATACAATCCTGTAACTGATTATTTAGATAAAGTCTATAAAACAGAATCGCCAGCTTATATTGACAGACTCGCAAGTGCTTACTTAAGACCCGAAGATGCTCATTTGTCAGAACCAACTATCTATGATGATATGTTGAAGAAGACATTGATCGCAGCAGTAGCTAGAGCATACAAACCAGAAGGACATAAATTTGATAATGCTTGCGTTTTGTTAGGAGAACAGGGAGCTAGAAAATCTACATTCTGGGCAACATTAGGAGGAGAGTTTTTTAGTGATGGTCTTAGAGACATTAACGGAAAAGACTCGCTTATGATTTTGCATCGCAGTTGGATATGTGAACTGGCCGAATTGGAATCAATCACATCTAAAAAAATGGCAGGGGAAATAAAGTCTTTTTTATCTCAAGAAAAAGATGTTTTTAGAGTTCCTTACGGCAAAGTTACTGAGGAGTTTCCTAGAAGGGGTATTATTGTTGGCTCTACAAATAGACATGATGGATTTCTTGTAGATGAGACCGGCAACCGCAGGTTTTGGATTATTAGGCTAGGAGAAAGTATTGGAATAGAAAACCCAATAGATTGCGAAGCATTAGTCAAAGAGCGCAATGCTATATGGGCAGGCGCAGTCTTGGCTTACAAAAATGGCGAAACTACATATCTAACTAAAGAGAATGAATTAAAAGTAAACGAAGAAAATTTAGATTATTTAATTGAATCGCCTTGGAAAGCTGTTATCGAATCTTTTTGCGAAGTACCACAAAATTTTCACAGAGAACTCACCACAGAACTTGTACTCTCTGAAGCTATTGAAAAACCAATTGAAAGACAGACTAGATACGATCAAATGCAAGTTGCAACTATTTTAAAGAATCTAGGCTACGAAAAAAAGCGTAGAGGAAGTAGGGGTTGTCGCAAATGGGTCTACATTCGAGACTCGGAACGTGTCTTAACCTCTGTATGAGGTTAGTACACACTATGGACACCGCAAACAATGTCAGGACTTGCGATATAAGCTGTGTCTATAGTGTCTATACCTTTTACTATAAAGTATAATAAGTAAGGAAAGAGGGGAGTATAGGGAGCATATAGGGGAGAAATAGGGGTTTAGGAAACTCTATAGGGAAGGTCGGCACACATAGGACACTATGGACACCTAATAAACACCTAGTCTCACACCCCAAGACTTGCTAACATACAAAAAACAAGACTCGATATGGCAAGAAGAGCCGAAGTAACATTCTCATATAATTTTGAGAAAATAAAAAAACAGTTAAGTGTATATGAAAGATCACAGTCAAAATTTGCAGGGAAAAAAGCATTAACTAGATTAAATAGACAATTAAAAGGAAAAAATGGTTTAGTCGCTAAGACATATAAAAGTGGTACGTTAACTGGCGGTAGATTTATAGATCCAGTTACTTTTACGCTTGCAAGTACTTTTGGTATTCAAAAAGGAACAGAACTTACTGTTGGAGTGAAAGGAGAAAGAGCTTTAAGAGGTAAAGGAAATCCAGCTTCTAAATATTTATATCCTGTTATAGGCGGTGGTTCAACAAAAGCTTACGATACGAATTTTACGAAATATTTACGAAACAGAGATTTGATAAAAAGCAATGAATATCCTTATGCAGAATTTGATAATAGATTTATAAAAACTAATAAAAGAGGTAGAGTTACTAAGCTTACTTACAGAAATACCATTCAAGGACTTAAAAACGATTATCCAAGTGGTAGAAGGGGGTCAAAAATTCAAGATGCAAGAGTGTTTGCTTTGAAAAATAAACAAGGCAGACTTAAGGCTGGTATTTATAGAGAAGTCCCTGATAGAGAGGGTAAATTCATAGCAAGAGCATTATTTTATTTTGGAAAAACCCCAAGACAAAAAGGTAAAGTAACATTTTCAAAAAGAATTAAAAAAATAGCAGATAAAAGAGTTTTCAAATATTGGGTATCTGAAACAAAAAAACTTGCAAGAAAAACAAAATAGTACTATAATAGTATCAATATCTTTATCACAACTATGTCAATCGCAGACGAATTAGCAAAAGAATTTTTATATCACAACGATCTTTACAGAGCAGGCAGAGCAATTATATCTGATAAACATTTTGATGCACTTAAAAAAGCTTTAATAGATGCTAATCCAAAACACCCTGCATTAAAAAAAGTAGATGAAGGTTGTGTATTGTCAGGACTTGGCACTTTGCCTTTTGCAGAGTGGTATTCTTATCTACCAAAAAACACATCTGTAATAGTAGAGCCTAAGATAGATGGTTGCGCTATGGCTGTTAGATATGTAGATGGTTTATTAGTTAAAGCATGGACTCGCAAGGGTGTAGATAAAACATATTGCATGAGAATGATAGAGGACTTGCCAAAACATATTATTGCAAAAGGTACTGTTGATATTAGAGGAGAGTTATATGGTAAAGGTCTTATCCCTGCCAGATCACAAAGACTTGCATCAGGTCACTTACGGAAGAAGCAACCATCAGGCATGGGTCTATCTTTTTGCGCTTTTCAAATATTTGATGGTAAAGGCACAGAAGTCTCTAATTTACAGCAACTTGTGAAATGGGGTTTTCATGTGTGTGGTCATATAAAGGTAAATACTAATGTTGTGAATAAAGTTAAACAGTTGCATAGTCAATGGCAAGACTCGCTGATATTCAGTCGCTATCCTACTGACGGAATCGTAGTAAAAGTTTTAGACAAAGACTTGCAAGAAGAAATAGGCAGAACATCAATAGCACCAAGTTGGGCTACAGCAATAAAAGATACATGGAAAAAGACTTGGTAGGTTGACTACTAAGTAAGTATCGAGTATTATAACAGTAGTTTATATTTTATCAACTATGTCAAATCAAAGGCAACAAGTTAATTGCCGTATAGAAGAATCTACTTTAACTAAACTAAAAGCACTCGCTAATGGTTACAAATACAAGGCTTGCCCTACTTGTGGTAGAGCTTGGGACTTGCATGGGGGAGTTAAAACTGACCCTGTACAACATAGTGTTTTAGCAAGTCAACTATTAGAAAAAGCTATCGACCAATTATTTCAAGATAGTCAAAACTAATTGTTACGATTTTGTAACATAGTACTAGACAAGTACTAACTTATCCTGTACATTAAGAATGTACTTTATCTTTATCTTTATCAATGACAGTTACAGTCAAACCTAAAAGAAAATCACTCGGTACACTTGCTTTCTCTCAGAAAGTCAACGAGTATCAATTATTCAGTTCTGCTAGAGAACAAGACATTAGATCAAAAATGATGCTTCATGCAAGTGGAGATTGGGGAGATCTAGCACCAGAAGATGCAGAGACTAACAATCAGGTAGTCAAAAATAGCAATGGTGGCAGATTACATTCTGTTTATAAATTGCAAGACAATAAAACTATTTGGATTATTACATCAGGTTATGGTCTTACCAAAGATGACATGGACTTGACTCAGTTTTCTGAACAGGATTATTGCAATACAGTAGTTTTATTTCCAGAGGAGTATTAATTATGACTCTATCTAAAGAACAACTATGGTTAGTAGAAGTTTTTCAAGCGTATCGCAAGAAACATAATCTACCTAATCTGTCAGCAGATGATTTAACAAATTCACCTATTAGAGAAAGATTACAAGTACGACACATAGATTGGTTACAACAATTCATAGTCGTATGGGAAACAGTCGAATACAACGTAAACACTAACTCAGGAGACACCTAATGCCAAACAAAAAATTACCGACAAACATACAAATTTTTGTAGATCATTTACAAGTAGGGTTAGAATCAGCAGGCTTAGATTTTGCAGACTTTCGCCCTAGCACAGGTGTAAATAAAGAAACAGGAGAGTTTGGTTTTCTGTTTACACAAATTCCTTACGAGGAAGAAGATAGTGTAGAGACAACAGTTATTGTTCACAATGACAGAATAGAGTTTTTGGATCATAGTGTTTCATTAATGATGAATAATGAATCCCCTGCATCAGAGATAGCGATTCTATTTATTGTTGCAATGATTAAAGGCGAAGTTATCACACCACCAGACTGCCCTTGCTGTCAGGAGGAGGAGGTAGCACAATGAAACTTTATGAATACATAGATAAGGCTATCTACAACTATGCGTCTTGTTATGATTCGCCAGATACAAGTAAGAATGAAGAGTTCTCAGATGCACTTGTTGATGTTATTGATCTGATAAGAGAATCTTCGATTGGCGAACTAGAACTTATAGAAGATGATGATTCTCCATTTGATGACGAGGAGGAAGAAGAAGAATGAATTATTTAATTTTAGGCAAACAAGTGTTTGGTAATAACTTATCAGGTACAGAGTTTACAGAAAAACTTGTCATAAAAAGTGATAAGGAGTTTACAGATGAGCAACTTGTTAAAGCGTTTGAACGTCATCTTGTCTATCAATACACAAAGGAGGGTTGGGAAGAAGAAGAGTTTAGTACTTGGACAGAGGAGGATCACTTTGCTGTTTATGACGAGAATGGAAATGCTAATCATGTTGACTACATACTAAAAACACCTAATACAATTCCTGATTTTGAGGAGATTGATATTGATGATTATTATGACGAATAATGAGTATTAAAGATCAGTTTATTGTTAGGTCTATAGAAAGTTCACAGACTTATGAGTGGTTTTTGCATAAACACTATGCAAAAAGAATCCCTAATATTTCTTACAGCTTTGGTTTATATGATCGCAATAAATTCTTAAAAGGTGTTTGTAGTTATGCAAAGCCTATGAGTCAAACCTTAGTTCAAGGTGCTTTAGGCGGTAAATTTACAGATAGTTTTTTAGAATTAAATCGTTTAGTTGTTAACGATAATTTAGAAAAAAACACGCTAAGTTTTTTTGTATCACAGTCATTAACGCTTTTACCAAAGCCACAGGTTGTAGTTAGTTATGCTGATAGCTCTTATTATCATCATGGTTATATCTATCAAGCAACAAACTGGATTTATACAGGATTAAGTTCTAAGTTTACAGATTATGCTGTTAAGGGACTTGAGCATATGCACCATAGCTCTATCGAGGACTCGGTAGGTCGATACGATAAAGATAAAAACATAAATAAGCACCAACTATTAAAAGAAAAGTATGGGGACTTGCTGTATAGAAAAGAAAGGCCGAGAAAGCATAGATATTTTTATTTTTTAGGGACTCGTAAACAAAAACAGCAAATGAGAGACTCGTTAACTTATACAGTTGAGCCTTATCCTAAAGGAGATAACAAACGATATGATTCTAGTTATAACCCAAATACTCAAGGATTATTATTCTAATGTAACAATTTGTTACATAGTATCAAATTAATACTAACAACTGCTATATTAAATTTGTAATTTATTTTACTATCTATTATGACACTAACTTACGAGCAAAAAGTTTATCAATGGGCATCAGGTCATTATTTAGATGATGATGTTCCTAACAGTTTTTTTAAATTATCAGATCAAGATCAGCTTAAGCATTTAGAAGACAATGCGTGGCAACCTTTTGAAAATTTTAAAGGCAAAGCTATCCACCGATATATTTGGCATCTTGCAAATGATGTAATTATGAAAAGAGTGCCAGTTGAATCAACAGAATTTAATATTCAATCCTACTTACAAGATGAAATTAAATCACTAAAAGAAGTTATTGCAGAATATATATCTCACAGTAGGTCTAAATGTGATGATGGTTCTGATGATTTTATTGAAGGTAAATTAGATTTAGCTGAAAAATTATTAGCTAAAATTCAATGAGTATAAAAAATAAATATTTCGTTAGATTTATATCTAGCTCAGAATCTTACGAGTGGTTTTTAAAAAAACATTATGCAAAAAGAATACCAAATATAGTTCATTGTTTAGGTTTATATAATACTGATAAAGCTTTACAAGGTGTTATAAGTTTTGGCTTACCAGCATCAAGGTCTTTAGTTGTTGGTTCATTTAAAGGTAAATATCAAGATATTTTTTTAGAATTAAATAGATTATGTATTAATGAAAATTTAGAAAAAAATATTTTAAGTTACTTTGTTGGTCAATCAATAAATCTTCTAAAAAAACCTAAAGTCATTGTTTCATACGCTGATACATCACAAGGTCATAATGGTTATATTTATCAGGCAACTAATTGGATTTATACAGGGCTGTCTGATATTCATAAAGAGTGGCGAATGTATGACAGTAATTTACATAGTAAAAATGTTTGCAAACAATTTACGTTAGAGGAGAGAAGAAATAATCCTGATAAATTTTATATGGTTGATAGACCTAGAAAACATAGATATTTTTATCTTCTTGGGACTCGCAAACAAAGACAAGAAATGAAAGACTCGTTGAGTTACGCAGTAAAATCCTATCCCAAAGGAGATAACAAAAGATACGATTCAAGCTATGCCCCAAGCACACAAGGCATATTATTCTAATGTAAAGAATTGTTACATAGTATCACATGAATACTAATAGCTGTTATATTAAGTGTGTAGTTTATTTTACTATCTTTTATGCTTACTTTTGACAACTGGCTTGCAACAGAACAAGCGGGATTTTTTATGCATAAGCATGACGTAAAAAATCAATTAACTGAATCTGAGCTTCGCAAACTTTATTTTATTTTTAAAAAGAAAAAGTTTGAAACACCAAGAGGTGTAATGATTAAAGAATGTTGGCATCTTCAAAACGAAGATGGCTCATTAGGGGTTCCAGACTTACAACAGTTCGGACTTTAATTATTAACAAATGTAACAAAATAGCGGATTAGTACTAACTATCCGCTATATTGAATATGTAAACAATTTTACTATCTTTTATGTCTAAAACTTTATCGAAAACAGACAAGGCAACTAAGCTTGCAATTATTTTTACAAGCGGTGGTGGCTCTTCTTGGGCGCAAGGCTCAGATGATGATAACTATGTTCTAGCTTATCGGGCTGGCAAGTATTTCAAGCAATCTTGGAAGCATATGTTTAAATTCAAAAAAGCTGGTGAGCAAAAATTATGTGTTCATCTTTATGACATATCAAAAGCAGAGGGTTGGTCAGCAGATTACGCTGGCAATATAACTTGTTTAGAATCTAAGCAAGATTGCCCTTATATTGAAAAAATTTATGTAGTGGTCTAATTTAGTCCACTCAGTTTCGCCTAGAACAGCCCTCTAAGTTGTTCTAGGTATATCTATAACCCTTATTTTTAGGAGAATTTTAAAATGGATAAAAAAGAATATATATACTTTGACCCACAGAATCCAGAGTTTTGCAAAAAAATGACTGCAAAATATGGAGAGAATTGGAATATAAATGATTTCTTTAATGATACTTCAGACGATTTTATTACACCTACTAAAGACTAATTGTTAACAAATGTAACAAAGTATCACATCAGTAGCAACTGTTTGATATATTAAATATGTAAACAAATTTACTATCTTTATCACATGGCAAGATCACTTTCAGTTCTATCTAAAATCTTAGGACTAACAGCTTCATCAAATCCACATGAAGCTAAACTAGCAGAAGAAAAGCTAGAGCAACAATTACAAGCTAGAGGTATCACCAGAGAACAGCTAGAGCAACAGTTAGATATGTCAACTGTTGACGAGGAGATAGAAGCTATCTCATTTAGATATGGTCAACCTTATAAGCGTGTTGATCCAGCAGTTTCTATTATTCTTAGCGGTGTTACTCACTATTACAACGGTAAAGTTGTTTTCACAAATACAGATGAAAACGATAGATACCTAAATGGCATGAGACAGATGGAAGTTTCAGCTAACAAAGCTAGACGTATAGAGATAGAAGTCTATACAGACTACCTAGTTCAAGCGTTACAAGACGATTGGCTTAAGCATTGTCAGGAAGACCCATTTCAAGTTGCAATGATGGGGTCAGCCCATAGAAACAGCTTTAGAAAAGCATGGGCTAATAAAGTCTGGTCTAGGTTTGCTCAAATGAAAAGAGATGAAGAAAACAATGGTAGAGAAATTCAAACAGAATCTAAAACTATCAATCAATCAGCATTGGCTGTCACTAAGTCAAACAAGACAGAGTTAGCTGTAGTTGAAGAATACTATAGAAAAAAATATCCTAACCTATCTAGGGGTACATCTTACACAAGCGGTGGGTCAGGCAGTTCAGCAGGCCGTCAAGCAGGCGGTAACGTAGGCTTATCTAGACAGATGGCTAGTGGCGGTTACAAAGCGTTAGGTGGGTCATAATGACCTACCCTAACCCTATAAGTTCACCTTATGTTTTATTCAAACCTATGAGTCAACCTTTAACACGAAAAGAAATAAAAGCTCAAAAAAGAGCTTTAGTTGAAGACGCTTGGTTCAACGGAGAGATAAGTGACGATCAACTTGAAGCTGAATATAAGGCTTTAGGTATTGTTAACAAATGTAACAAACTACCGCAATAGTATTATAATTTGCTATTGTATAAATATCAGGCATTTACGAGCTTTAGGTTTGTAAAACGATTACAGAAATCGCAGTTAGCCGACCTTAACAGTAATCCCGATCAGATAACTGGGTCGCAGTTTAGACGAGGGTAATCGACCTAAATAAGTACTGTAAGTCCTGACAAAACATTAAGTAGGTGTTTGAAGGTAGTTCTAGACAAACAAACTTAATGGTGATTACACACAAGTGCGTACCTAATCACCGCCTACTCTATCTTACTAACTTTATTTTCTATCTTTAAGCTTATGGCTAATTCACAAAAAACATACACCGAAGACCTCGCAGATTTCGGTTACAGAGAACAAAAAGAAGCACAAGATCTTTTTGAAGCGTGGAAATCAAATGGCTTACCTGTTGACTTTGAAAACAATGGTGTAAGAATTGCTTTTAACATGAACTCAGGATATGTATTTCTTACTAATTCTGAATATCAAGTTGCTATGTGTGAGACAAACGAGCAAGATCAACTTGAATTGTACTCTTTTTATACATCACCTTACGAGGGTAGAGAAGGTTCATTTGATGATCTTTTAGAAGAATACGAAGATATGCACCCCAAGGATCAGGAGTGGTTTCAACAAATTTCTGACAACATAAACAGGTCAGATGAATTACCAGACTTAGAGGAGGAGGAGTAATGCCTAAAACAACCGAAAAAAAATTTACTTGTAATGTCAATTATCAATTTGACATAACCTTAGAAGATCTTAGAGATCTATTCTGCACTATGGGTCAAGGCGTGAACTATTGGGCTATAGATGTGATGATAGGCAACATTTTATTAGAAGAAGATGACGAGGGCGTTACTTATGTCAAGTCAGGTCAAGATTATGAGCATGAGGGCTGTTGTATGTGGCTAAAAGAATTAACTCTTGATAGTCCTATAACAGTGGAAGATATTGAAGAAGATACACATGAATTTAAAGTTAAAGATGTTATTAAAGCTATAGAAAACATAGTCTCAGGTAAAACTAATCTTAATACAGAAGATTCTGCAACTATTTTTGAAGCATTTAGGGATGATAACTTAGGACTTATAGACGCTTCAATTGCCGATTCTATATTGCAGATAACAACCTACAACACCCTAGTTTATGGCTAGTGAGACTCGCACAGAGACTCGCAGGCACACAATTAGGGTGGCATATAAAGATAGTACCTAGAGGGGAGTGATAAACCCCTCTTTTTTTTATTGTTACAAAATGTTAAGAAATACTGTAATAATACTAACAGGTAAAAATTTAAGCTATAGTAAGAGTGTTCAACAAACTATCTTTATCAAATGACCACTATCTTAACTTCACAAAAACAAGAATTTATAGATTATGTCTATAGCTTTTATGGCTCTTATGATG